TTAACAATTTGAAAATTAACCCTAAAATACACCTTAAATTTTACGTAAAATTTAACTTTAATCATAATCATAAATTGTTAAATCTTTTGAAAGATTTATTTGATTTATGAGTTTATGATTATTGTGTTAATTATTGTCTTGAATTTATGAATCGATATTTAGTTGTGATCATCTTAACTTAACAATTTGAAAATTAACCCTAAAATACACCTTAAATTATACGTAAAAATTAACTTTGATCAGATCCTAAAATTGTTAAATCTTTCAAAAGATTTATTTATGTTACGATCGTCTGATTTTTCTAGGATAATTTGAAATCAAATATAAAAATATTCATAAAAATACTGAAAATATAAATCTCTGAATCGTGGAAAACCCTCCAAAAATCAAAATTTCCCTTTCACATAAGTTACAAATTTCCAAAACTTTTTTGAGAAATATATTTTCAAATTTCAAAAATAAAATTTTTTTCAAAAAACTTTTTGGAAAAAATTTTCTCCCCCCCTCCTCTTATATATTTGCTTGTTGTTTATATAATTTCCAGTTTTTTTATATTTTACCTTGTTAATTCAGTATATTTTTGTATAAAAATCAAATGAAAATATTATATTTCTTGTCTAACCTATACAATTTATTGTTGAATGAATAACAATTATTTGTTATGAAATCAAAGTAAATTTATGAATACCAATTTGTAGTCAAATTGAAACTTGTAACTTAACCATTATACGCGTTCAGATGGTCGATAATACAATCTGAGCGAACATCTGAGATGGTTAAACTAAAGTTACGTTTTCTTGTTGATCTTATACATAGTTTTGTTATGTACACAAAATAAATATATAAATATTAACAATGGAATAAATATATTTTGCATTAAAAATATATAAATACTTGTGTATTTATATATTTTTAGATGGATTCATTTACATGCCCAATGTGTCAACGCAGTTTTAAATCAAAACAGGGTATGACTCGACATATTGAAGGGGAAGTCTGTATTAAACCTAATAGAACATGTCATATGTGTGGAAAAGTTTTTACAGATAGGAGAAATTGTGTTAACCATATGACCAATAAAGTGTGTCAGCAAAAGTCCAAAATTAAATTGACATTAAAAACTGACATTCGTGATGAAAATTTAAGATTGAGTGGACAAGTTGAAATACATCCACAAATTGTCAATAACAACAGTGGAAACAATCAAATTGTCAATAATCAGACTGTCAATCAAACGGTCAATATTATCGTCCCTCCAGCATTTTTAAAAATGGAGAATTATCAACATTTGGTTGAGCAAATGCCACATTTGCTACACAAAGCACTATCACTACATCCCGGAAACTGTATTTCATACTTGATCAAGGAAACTAATTGTAATCCAAATTTGCCACTTTATAACAGTGTTAGAATCACAAATAAAAGGGATCCTTTCGCTCAAGTTTCGAATGGCACCAAATATATATATGAATCAAAGAAGAAGATCATCGAAAATAAGCGTCACATTTTGCAACAGTACGTGGATGATAATGGTGATAAATATGGGGAAAAAATTCTTAATAGGTATCAAAATTATGTAGATTTTTTAGATGACGATAAAGAATCGTTGAAAGAATTAGAAGTCGATATTATTTGTATGCTATTGAATGTTTCTGATGTCATCGGATCAGACGAGTGGTCAAAAAAATTATTGGATGATTTAAACCATTTGGCATAGAGTCAAAAGAAATGATAACTGTGGTTCATCATAAAAGATTCTTGATTTACCATAAAAGATTCATGATTTACCATAAAATATTCATGATTTACCATAAAAGATTCATGATTTACCATAAAAGATTCATGATTTACCATAAAAGATTCATGATTTACCATAAAAGATTCATGATTTACCACGAAATGCTAATCACAAAAAATTTGATCAATTATAATCGATTATATTCGATCAAATTCAATCATGAGTTTAAACTACTATTTTCAACCAATCGACTTAGTTGATCAGACACACCTCCAAATGTCAGAAGTCAGTTTGTACAGTACCACACCATGGAGAGAAGCCAATTTCATTTCACGAATTATCATGAATTTTTATGAAGGTCAGACCCCCTTATTGACACCAGTATCCAAGGAGGGATTGACGCTGACTGACGCCACAGCCAATGTAGGTGGTAATACCATCAGTTTCTATTTGAGTGGGATTAAGTGGATTAACGCAGTAGAACTGAATCCTACCACTTGTCAGATGTTGAGCAACAATCTACAAACATATCATTTACCGACTGATCGTGTCCATTGTTGTGATTACCTGAGTTTGTATAAGGATCTACTACAAGATGTAGTCTTCCTTGATCCACCTTGGGGTGGGCAAGATTACATGAAAAATCCAGTACTCGATTTATCCCTTAGTGGTGTGGATCTCAGTGAAATTTGTTGGACTTTATTCACAGATCATAAAGCCTCATTAGTGGTCTTGAAATTACCGCTCAATTATAATCTACCGAATCTGTTATCCGTTCTACAAACCAGATCTTCTCTAACCCATAATATTTATCGTGGGTCACATCACTCGTACAATATTGTCTTTTTTTGGTAGGGTTAAAATACATGTATTTTAAAATTGATAAACTAATCTTGTCATCTTTGTGTCGATTCTACAAAGATGGCAAGTTTTCAGTATGTCAGCGATTTACACTTGGAATTCTATCAAAAAAAACAAAAATTACCACCAATTAAACCATGTGCACCCAATCTGATCATTGCGGGTGATTTAGGCGACGCATTTCACCCACTATACGAACAGTTTTTAGCCCACGTGTCGACCCTGTTCACGTACGTCTTTCTAGTCAGTGGTAATCACGAATATTACTGGATCAAACACGGATATCGATCGGACGTTAACCAATGGATGGCATACATCGAAACCAAAATTCGTGAGATCGCCAAAAAATACCCCAACGTCATCTATCTACAAAATGAGGCATTTGTTATTCCGACCCCTTCCCCCAATCCTGATGGTGCTTCTACATACAGCGTTTCAGACATAGTTGTCTACGGTGCGACCATGTGGAGTCAGATTGACGATCATCATCGCGAATCGGTTCGAGTTAATCTCAATGACTATCATGCCATTCCCAGATTCACAATCTATCATTCCAATCAACTATTTCATCAAACCATCGACCATTTGAATACCGCCTTACAACAATATCATGACCACCAATTCATCGTCATTACACACCACTTACCTTCTTATCAATTAATCCACCCTAACTACCAACAATCAACGATTAATAGTGCTTTTGCAAGTGAAGTCCAACTGGCCGATTCGCCACAAATCATCGCATGGTTCGCAGGTCATACACATTCTCCAATCGATAAGGGTAAATTTCACGTTAACCCAATTGGGTATCGAAGTTGACTATCAAAAGACCTGGTCTTGGTCTTCTGAGAGCACATCGGCGACTTCTGAGAGCACCATACCAAAACCAATAATGGTCTTATGACTCTCAGTGGTGGCGATCTTGCAGTTTCTTCTTCAATTGGTGGATCATGGTGATTACTTGATCTATATCATCTTGATTTTTCGATTGTTTAATTTGTTCAATTAATGGATTAAGATCGCACCGTCGATATAACTGGTTATATTTGATCAGACTTTCCTCTAATGAATGATACCATAGTTTTTTATCCTTGATTCGGTCGTACAGTTGGTGCATTGAATGATAGTCAAATAGGACTAAATGATCCTTCCAATAACCCACATTTTTTGGTTTGAGTTGACCCACCAATAAACCGTGTGACAATAGAGACTCGACGATTGCTAAAATATCCAACAGATCTTGTGATTTGAATTTACTGTCTTTGGTTAAAGGTTGGCATTTTTCTTGTAAATAGGCAAAAAACTCATCTCCGTCGTAAATGACCGAGTCGACTGGCAATAAAAATGGTGCCAATGGTTGTGCGGTTTTCTGTAAGTCATAAGCTGACCGATGTTTACGATCATGGAAGAACTTGATCTTTTTGGCGCAGACCTTAATCACGTAGTGACTATCGTGATTATACACAATACAAGAAGTACCTAATCCCATCAAGTCCTGTGGTTTGGTGTGATATTTGGACTCTAATAACTTACAAATCTTCTCATATTCGAACTTATTGGATCCACGTAGTTTCTCTTGTAAATTATTCTTTCCTTGTTTGTTGATCTGCTGAACGGTATGTTCGTAGACTCCCATTACCTTTAAATGTATATATATATATAAACTTATATTTTTGTTTATTTTTTTCTAACTTGCAAATGTCTCTTAATACTTCCAGTTTCACTTTCAGACAAACGTTCGAATTCAGTAGGACGATATTGGTCGCGATGACTAATTTTCTGACAATCAAAAAAACACACCCGTTTGATCTGGTGGTCGGTGTCTAAATAGACACCGATATTACCCAATTGAAGATCACCATGTAACAATCCATGGACATAATGGAGTTGCTCAATGGCCCCAAAGATTAACTGTGTCTCTGTCGTCGATAAGGTGCGGTGTAATGATAGGTCTTTAAGACAAGTATCCACTCGTTCCATGACGATGAAGGCGTAATGAATCCGATGCGTTCGATTCAAACCACAACCATATACTGTGGGAGCGATCCCCTTATCTGATAATTCGACCAAATTGTCCAATTCATGAAAGAATGCGTCTGGTGTCATCGCGCGACGATGACGAAACTCAGTGTGATAGAAGGGTTTGTGATCGTTGTGACCGAAAATCGCTTCGGTTTCTGATTCCGATAATTGGTGTCCTTCAGCCGTCTGATATTGATCCAGATCTTTATCATAGTGTACGCCAGTGGTTAACATAATCATCTTGACGACGCATGGTTGATGACGATACCGACCTTTCCAAATCAAACCATAGGCGGTTCGACGCGATAACACATCAGTCAAAGTTAGTTGATCAGGTGGAAAATTATCAATGACAGTTTTTGACATTATATCTTCTTTGATACATCTTTTCAATTTCTAAGTAATTTGCGGTCAATGAGTCCAAAAAAATGGTTAGTCGGTCGGTGGGCTTTTGGGGACTGTAGTCCCCCAAAAAAATTGAGTGGTAAAATGTGGACCGTCACTTAGTTAGCAACAATGGCGACCAAAAGGAAATGTATGTGTCGGTATCTGTATCCAACGATCAAACCTGAGAAATGCCCCAAGATCTTCGAGTTGTCATTCGGTTGTAAGGTTGACTGCGAACACAAATCAGTCAAGTCGATCATGTTTGAGACCAGTTATGCGGGTGAACTGTCAGACACCATCGCATTCCACCAACCAGTAACTGAGGTCGAGGCGGTTGAAGTCGTGGAAGATTTGTTGTCACGGCCCGTCACAGAGTATGATTTAGAAGAACACAAAACTGCTGAAGATTTTTACCATGATGATCACTACTCTGTCTTCCATCTGATCTCAGATTTTCTGACAGATGGGTATCACGTCAAAAAATTGGAGCACGACGGTGATGGTCACTACAAGATGATTACAGATCATAGTTGATAGCGGATCATCGTGATAGAGGACGTTGACATTGAAACATATAAAGGGTAGAGAGAACTTTCTCTCTCTATTCTTTGTCAAAGATAGGTGGCAACCAACGACAACAATATTGGATCTATGTACCAACACGAACTTTAAGTTCTCGTTCACACTTCAGACTTACCGCTATCTCGACAAGAGTATCGTGTATGTATCATGGAACGTCGTATACGCTTTAGCTCTCGCGACTCCCATCGCATCTGGTACGTGAATAAGTGGTGGGTAGACTAGATATACATCTTTTGAATCTGGAAGGTTGACATTTATATAAAATCATAAAATATTTTACGATTTATAATAGAATATAAATCGTAAAATATTTTATGATTTTATGTTTTAATATTTTATTGTTGTGAATCATATGTTAACCAAACTAAACAGGGGGTCATCATACAATATTATTTTACGATTTTACGATTTTATGATTTTATGATTTTACGATTTTATGTTTAGTATTAAAATGTTAT